CAGAGACATTTGGCTATTATGAGTATTCTGCCCCGCAGTATTGCAAGATAGATATAACTCTAGATTCCTTTTGGCGAGATGCAGTAGTTCCTAGCAATCCTGCTCTGGGGTACATAATTACTAAAGAGTCGATTGAAGAAGCAATCGCTACAGCTGCTACAGAAACCACGAGAACCGAGACGCTTTGCCAATTCGTAGATTCTTTGCAATCACCTTGGCCTTTTGGCATTCTTGAGGATACTAGCGATAACACGCTAGAAATTGCTGTTGGGGCTTATACTATATTTGGTTTCGATGTCAGTCCTTCGAGAAGGAACGCATCTTTAGTCGCTGGACAATTACTTCCAGATGGAAGGATTGGCATTGGAATCATGCAGACTTGGAGTTCTCAGGTCGCAGTAGATGATTTAAAGATTGCAGCTGAGATAAAGGGCTGGTGCGATCTGTTTCACCCGCGTATGGTCTGTTATGACAAGTACGCGACTCAGTCGATAGCCGATAGATTGAAGCAGGCTGGAGTTATGACTGAAGATGTCTCAGGCCAGCAGTTTTACCAAGCCTGTGGTGATCTATTGACTGGATTGGTTACTAACAAGGTCGTTCATAATGGTCAAGCAGAGCTAATCCAACAAATGAATAACTGTGCAGCTAAAGTCAATGACTCAGCTTGGCGTATCGTAAAAAGGCGCAGTTCTGGCGATATTAGCGCGCCTATTGGAATTGCAATGGTCGTAAGCAAGTTAATGCTTCCAGCACCCAAGCCTCAGATTTATAGTTAGACACGCACTAGCATATTGTCTAATCTCTTGACAAATGCTACAATTTCTGTCTATGGGTATCTTCTCGCGTAAGCCTCAAATCTTGGAAGCGCAAAACGCTCCACAAATTATGTCTGAGTCTTACTTGACTTATGGCAATTACTTTCCAGTCATGGTCACTCGCGCCCAAGCTCTTTCCGTACCAAGCATTAAAAGATGCCGCGATTTAATCTGTGGCACTATTGCAAGCATTCCTTTAGAGTATTACAAAAAATCTACAGGTGAAATGATTTCTCCACCAAGATGGATTGAGCAACCATCTAAAGCTCAGCCACGATTTGAGACACTATATTTCACTTTAGATAGCCTTCTCATGTATGGAGTCAGTTACTGGCAAATTACTGAAACTTATCTCGAAGATAATAGAATGGCTAACGCTAATTGGGTTGCTAACAATCGCGTAACATTCAATACAGATTCTGTCAATAATTTTGTGACACAGTATTATTTAGATGGCGTTCCGTTACCGATGTCGGGTTTAGGTTCTATAATTACTTTTCAAAAAGATGAAGGCATCCTTGCTGTTGGTGGTTCTACTATCAAAGCTGCACTTGATGCACAAAGAGCTGCAAGCGTAGCTCTGGAAACGCCATCTGCGACTGGGTTCCTAAAAAACTCGGGGGCTGACCTTCCACCTAATGAAGTTACTGGATTACTTGCTGCATGGAAGCGCGCCCGCCAAAATAATGGCACTGCTTACTTAACTGCAACTCTTGATTATCAAACTACAGGCTTTAGTCCTAAGGACATGGCTTATCAGGATGCAATTCAAGGATTAGCGACTGAATGCGCAAGACTCTGCTCAGTCGATCCTTATTATGTTAGTGCTTCGATGAACACGACCATGACTTATGCAAATGTGCAGGATGAGCGCAAGCAGATGGTTGCTTTTACTTTGCAGCCTTATGTTTCAGCGATTGAGTCAAGGCTCAGCATGGATGATGTATCCACAGCAGGACATTATGTCAAGTTTAGTTTAGACGACTCATTCTTGCGTACAGAACCAATGGAAAGATTGCTAGTGCTAGAAAAGATGTTAGCACTTGGTTTAATTACAACAGAACAAGCAATGCAAATGGAAGACCTATCACCTAACGGGAATGGCAGCTAATGGAAACTCTATACATTGAAGCATCATCAATCGAATGCTCAGAAGAACGCAGAGAAATCTCTGGAAAGATTGTGCCTCTTGGTACTGGTGAAATCGGCCATACTAATCTTGGTGCATATACCTTTGCAGCTAACTCTATTGAGATTGCAGACCCAACAAAGATTAAGTTGCTATCACAGCACGATCTAAAAAAGCCTATTGGTCGAATGACTGCTTCAGAGACTCGCGCAGATGGTATCTATGCAACCTTCAAATTAAGTCGCTCTTCAGGCGGTAATGACGCACTTATCATGGCGCAAGAAGGATTAGTTACAGGCTTGAGTATCGGGGCAGAAATCCTTTCATCACAGCCATCAAAAGATGGACACACAGTAGTCTCTTCAGCGAGGCTTAAAGAAGTTTCTCTAGTAACTGTTCCCGCATTTGCGTCTTCAGAAATACTAGAGATCGCAGCAGAGGAAGTTATCCCTGTTGAAGAAAACCCACAAACAGAAAGCGAGACAGCTGTGGAGAATACTCCAGAGACAGTTGCAGCACCAGTAGAGGCAGCAGCAGTTGAAGCTGCTCGTCCTACAGTTACAGCAATGTATTACACAAACCCACGCCTTAACCTGAACATCACAGCAGGCGAATACGCTAAAGCACAACTAAACGCAGCACGCGGTGACTCAGATGCTCGCGAGCTAATGGCAGCTCTACAGGTTGCTACAGTTGCAGAGAACACAGGCATGGTTCCACCTAACTACCTACGCGATGTAATCGGTATTATTGATTCATCTCGTCCGTTTATTGATTCAATTGAGCGCGCAGCACTTCCAGCAAGCGGAATGAAAATCTTTACTCCAAAGCTAGGAACACAGGCTACTGTTGCATTGACAGCAGAAGCAGCAGAGTTCTCATCAACAGACACAACAGTAACCTTCCAAGAAGATACAGTAGTCAAGTTCGCAGGAGCTGGAAAACTAGATGTTGAATTAGTTGATCGCTCAGACCCATCATTCCTAGACCTATATCTTCGTGAGTTAGCTGCAAGCTACGCACAGAAGACAGATGCTTACGCAGCACAAATTGCAGCACAAAATGCAACAGCATCATCTTCATCAACAATTTACAAAGCTATTGCTTTAGGTATCTCAGATTCTTATGGGGTTATGCGCAAGACACCTAGCAACCTTTTGGTTGCAACAACAGGTGGAGAAGATGGAATTGACTTTGCAGGATTGCTAGGCGCTGTAGATGGTTCTAACCGACCACTATTCGCAGCAGCAGCACCTCAGAATGCAGCTGGTCTAATCACGCAAGGCTCGACAAATGGCTCAGTAGCAGGCCTCAACTTGGTAGTTGATGCAAACTACACAGGTGACGATGCAAACGCTAAGCACGCACTTGTTTATCCAACAGATGCAATGCGATTCCACGAATCAGGCACACTTCAGATTCGCGCAAATGTAGTTGCAAATGGTCAGCTTGAAATCGGCATCTACGGATATGTTGCAGTAGTTAATCGCTACCCAGCAGCATTCCGTAAGCTGAATGTTGCATAAGTAACACTCTAAGTCGCTCTGGGGAGTAGTAGCCCTCTACTCCCCAGAGTCTTAAGAAAGGAATGGCAATGGCTCTTACAACAGTCAGCGAATTGCGCACTACTTTAGGTGTCGGCACGCTATACACTGATGCTGTTCTTCAAGAAGTCTGTGACGCATCTGATGCAGTCTTGCTTCCAATGCTTTGGCAAAATGAGATTTACAATACTTATCAAAGCATTGCAGGCAATGTAGGTACATTGTATTTTGAACAAAACATTTCAGATTATTTTTATGTGGGTCAAAGCGTAACTGTCAGTCGCAATGGCAGTCCATATAACGGGGCTAAAACTATTACTGCTATTAGCTCTAACGCTATTTCTTTTGCTGCTGTAGGTGCAGATCAGAACACACACGCAGTTCAACCTATTGGTATTGTTGCAGGAACAGCAACCGATTACTCAACTGACACAGCAATACAGAATGCAGCTTTGATGATCGCTGTCGATATCTGGCAAGCAAGGACTACCAGCTTGTCTGGTTCCAACCTTGTCGATTACCAGCCATCCCCGTATAGATTATCGGCGCAATTACTCGCCAAAGTACGGGGTATGATTATCCACGCAATAAGTCCCAATTCGATGGTGGGATAATGCCAGTTGCTATCACGACACTTAGAACAACACTTGCCACAGCCTTAGTCGATAACTCAAAATGGCAAACCTTTGCATTCCCGCCTGCCACAGTTTTGGCTAACTCAGTTATTGTTAGCCCCGATTCTGAATACATCGTCCCAAGCAATAATCAGCACATCACTATTAGTCCAATGGCTAATTTTAAGATTATTATCACTACGCCTTTATTTGATAATGAAGGCAACCTCAATGGCATAGAAGATTTTGTGGTTCGAGTGTTTAACCTACTTGCTGCATCTTCTCTGGTCTATAATGTAAGCGCAATCAGTGCGCCTAGTGTTCTCAATGCTGCTTCGGGAGACCTTCTCAGCTGCGAGATGTCCGTATCAATCCTTACGAGTTGGAGTTAATATGTCCGAGTGGGAACAAGAGAACGAAGCCTTCCTGAAAAAAATCGGGCAGGTTAGCACACCAACACCAAAGCCAGCATCTACTAAGAAAGACGAGGAATAATCCTAATGGCTGTATTTCTAAATAACAATGTAGGCGTTAAGATTAACACTGTTGATCTTAGCGACCATGTCACAGCAGTAACAATCAATCGTTCATTTGATGAGCTTGAAATAAGTGCCATGGGCGATACTTCTAGAAAATTTGTAAAAGGTTTGGAAGCATCAACTGTAACCATCGACTTCCTTAATGACACAGCTTCAGCAAATGTTCTCGCAACACTTCAAGCTGCATGGGGAACAACAGTCACAGCTGTATTCCTACAGACAAAGGGAACAGCAGTTTCTGCTACTAACCCTCTTTACACTGTTTCAATTCTTGTCAATAACACTACAGACATCAATGGTGCTGTATCAGACATTGGCACACAGTCAATTACATTTACATGTAATTCAACGATTGCAGTAGCAACTACAGGCACATTCTAAACAACTAAAAAAAGGGGCAGCTCATGGCAAGACTAAAAATCGTTCGTATAGATGGAAGCGTTATCGAGGGTGAGATTACTCCAGCAGTGGAGTATTCATTTGAGCTATACGCTAAAAAGGGCTTCCACCGCGCTTTTCGTGAAGACGAGATGCAGACTTCGGTGTATTGGTTGGCATGGGAAGTCACACGCAGATCAGGTGAAACTGTTAAGCCTTTCGGGATTGAGTTTATCGAGGGATTAAAATCCGTTGAGGTGTTGGACTCAGACCCTTTAGCTTAAAGCGCGATTATCCATTCACCTATTTAATAGCTCGCTTGAGCATTAGATTGGGAATCGCGCCACAGCAGTTATTAGATTTAGACCCAATAATGCTTCAAGCCTTGTTGTACGGTCTTAAAGATGAAGCAAAGGAGATAAGCGATGCCAACAGAAGTAAAGGGCGCAATCGCACTTCGTAAGGCTCTAAAAAACTTTGCTCCAGACTTAGCTAAAGAAACTCAAAAAGAGTTAGGCAATCTTCTTAAGCCGATTACTAATAAAGCTAGAGGATTTATCCCTTCACAGGCTCCTCTGAGTGGATGGGCTAAAAGTAGTTCAACAGCTTGGGGCAGTGATCGTATTTGGAATACAGGAAAAGCCAAGCGCGGTATTGGATATAAGACCACACCATCTAGACCTAATAAGCAAGGCTTCAGAGCACTAGCTCGCATTGTTAATGCTTCTGCTGCTGGTGCTATTTATGAGACTGCTGGTCGCAAGAATCCTAATGGTCGCGAGCAGGCTCCTATGGCTAAAGTTGTGCGTGAGAGTCAAGCCAACTATGGCAAGATGATTCGTTCTGGCACTAAGAATCAATCTAAAAGCAATAACCCGCAAGCAGGTGCGCAATTTATCGAAGCGATGAATAATTATGGGCAGATAGTAGATGCCAATAATCAGACTGGTGCAGGTCGTAGGTCAGGCAAGATGAAAGGTCGCGCAATCTTTAGAGCATGGAAAGAAGATGGCGGGCAGACTAACGCAGCAGTTATTAAAGCTATTGAGAACTCTAAATTAAAGTTCTATGACGCTATGGGAGTTAAATAATGGCAGTTGATCCATCAGTAGTCATTAACTTAGCAGCTGAATACACTGGCAATAAAGCCTTTAAGCAAGCCGATACTGCTGTAGGAAAACTCAATAGCAATGTCAAGAAACTTGCAGGCACATTTGGTATTGCATTTGGCGCAACGGCATTAGTCCAATTTAGCAAGACAGCAGTAAAAGCATTTGCAGCGGATGAAGCAGCAGCCCTTAGACTTAACCGAGCAGTAGAGAATCTAGGCATTGGCTTCGCTAATCCTGCCATTGCTGACTACATTGATAAGTTAGAAACTTCAGCGGCAATCGCGGACGACATTCTCCGTCCAGCGTTTCAGGGTTTGCTTACTACTACTGGCTCATTAACCCAATCCCAGAAACTTCTTAATGATGCAATTACTATCAGCCGAGCGTCTGGCATTGATTTAGCCACAGTTACACAGGATTTGGGTAAAGGTTATGTAGGAGTTACTAGAGGTCTAGTCAAATACAACTCAGGTTTGACAAAGGCTGAACTTACGACACTGTCATTCAATGAAATCTTGTCAGTTATTCTAAAGAGATCAGCTGGAGCAGCAGAAGATTACCTAACTACAACTTCTTACAAAATGGATGTTTTAAGCACTGCAACAGGAAAAGCTAATGAACTTATTGGTAAAGGCTTTGTTGATGCTTTATCTCGCGCAAGCGGTGGAACAGAAGCAAGCGATGCCACAATTTTCTTGGAAACACTTGCGGGTGGCTTTAACAGAGTAACCCTAGCTGCTGGTACTGCTATAGGAGCCATTCCATCACTTATTAAAAATGTTAAAGACCTTGGTAAAAGTATTTTTTTTGGTTTTGCTGGCAAACAAATTGGAGTCACTTTAAGCACACCCTCTAAAAAACCCATCCAATCTGGCTCTAACCTTAATAAATCAACAGCAACTACTGAAAACAAGATTGCCAAAGAAAATCTTAAAATTAACACTGCACAGTTAAAATTGGCTAAGGCCAAGTCAATCTTTGACATCCAGAAGATTCAGATTGAAGCTGCTCTCAAGGGCAAGATTTCGGAAGAAGATCGTATTCGTCTCAAGCTCATGCAGGCTATTGAATCTGAAAACATTAGCCAGATTGAAAAATACACAAAGCTGCTTGACGATGCTCAGAAGAATACTGAGAAGTTAGTAAGCACCCTTGCAGGCATTAAGCCATTAGATGATATTTTTAAGAACTTTAACTTTATGTCTGTCAAACAGCAATTAGATACACTCGAAGGTTATTTCAAGTCTTTTGCTGGTTCAGCAGCTTCTGCATTCAATGCTTTAGGTGCATCACAAAGAGCAGCACTTGGCGGGTTTGTACCATTTGCAGGTGCAACTAACGCATCTTTGGGCATTACATCTACTGGCGGGGCTACAACATCAATGCCATCAACAGTTGGGTTAGGCAAAACTGGTACAGGTAATCAACTGCCAGCAGGCGTAACCATTAACACAAATGTCAATACAGGTATTGGAGACCCAGAAACAATAGCCCGCGCTGTTGAAGATGTCATTCGCCAAGCTGTCCAGCGTGGAACATCGAGTCTGCTTCTACCAATATGACATGGCTTCCAGAATGGCGCATTACAGTAGGCACTACTGTTTATACCAATGTAACCTCAGTTAATGTCACTACTGGTCGTATTGATATTGATCGGCAGTGTCAAGCAGGTTATGCCCGCATGGACATTATCAACGCAACCAATGCTCTCTTTGACATTGATGTAACAGATTCCCTAACCCTAGAACTTAAAGACAGTGCTGGTGTATATGTGCCTGTATTTGGTGGCACAGTTTCAGATTTCAGAACTTCAGTTAGAAGCCCAGAAGAAACTGGCTTTGTTACTGTTGGTTCAATTCTTGCAGTAGGTGCTTTGGCTAAATTGCCTAAAGCCATATACACAGCATCAGTAGCTCATGACCTAGATGGTGAGCAGATTTCTATCATTTTAGAAGATTTATTGGTCAATCAATGGCAAGAAGTAGCACCTGCCCTTCAGTGGGTTGATTACGACCCAACAACTACATGGGCTAATGCAGAAAATGTCGGCTTAGGCGAAATCGATGCTGGGCTATATCAGATGGATAATCTCAGTGCATCAGAGCGCAACACGCAGACCTTAGTCACGCAGATAGCCGATAGCGCACTCGGAACGCTGTACGAGGACAAACAGGGGCGAATCTCCTATGCCGATGCGGATCATAGAAGCACCTACTTAGCGGCTAATGGCTCAACCCAATTAGACGCAAATTACGCAACTCCATCCAGCGTTAAGTCCATTCTACAAATTGGCAAGATTCGTAACAGTGAAATTGTGCGATATGGCAATGACTACAACCACACCTACTCAGCTACAGACGATGCTTCAATTACTACCTATGGTCGCTATCAAAAGAGCTACGACTCCAATATCCGTTATCTTGCAGATGTCGAGGATATTGTAGAGCGAGACTTAGCCTTGCGCTCGACACCTAGAACACAGCTTGACCAGATCACTTTTAGACTCGATAACCCAACAATGCCATCTGCTCAACTAGACGACCTTATCAACCTGTTTTTTGGCGAGCCAGTAGTTATTACTAACCTACCTTTTAACATGTTCGAGGGGTACTTCTCAGGCTTTGTAGAGGGCATTTCACTTGCAGCTACACCAACTTATGTTGATGCAACTATTTATGTCTCACCTACAGACTTTTCACTTATTGCCCCAACATGGGCGACAGTAATCCCAACCAATACCCTCTGGAGTGGCGTAAATGCTACACTAGTGTGGTCTAAAGCGATCGGAGTAATAAACTAATGGCAACAACAACCCCTAATTTTGGTTGGGCTGTGCCAACAAGCACTGACTTGGTCAAGGATGGCGCAGTAGCCATTGAGACCCTAGGCGATTCAATCGATGCATCTTTAGTTGATCTTAAAGGTGGCACAACAGGTCAGGTGCTTGCTAAGGCATCTGGCACAGACATGGATTTCTCATGGGTTGCGATTGACCCTCTCGTAATTTTAGATGCTAAAGGCGACCTAATTACTGCAACGGCAGCAGACACCCCAGCCCGCCTAGCAGTAGGCACAAACGGTCAAACACTCGTGGCGGATAGTACCGCTTCAACAGGCTTAAAATGGGCAACACCAACGAGCGGATTAACTTTTATCACAGGCGCAGCATTTTCAGCAGTAGCAAGTGTAAGTCTGCCTAATAGCACTTTCACTAGCACTTACACAAACTACAAATTGGTTTTCAATATAACATCTGCTGCTGGTGCTGCTGCCGAAACTCGTTTTAGAATGCGTGCAAGTGGTACAGATGATACGGCTGCTAATTATTATATGGGCGGAATGACTGTAACTTATACGGCGGTTAATACGGCAGTGAATACTAACGGCGGTACATACATTCCTTATGGTTCTATTGCAGCGGGAAGCGGTGGTATTTCTTCCCAATCAACACAATTTGAAATGACACTATTTAGTCCGCAAACATCATCTGCAACAGTATTTACAACAATGGGCGGCCGTGGGTCTTGGACTTGGACTGCACAAACTGGTGTAAATAATTCCTCAACAGCCTTTGATTCACTTACATATTACGTAGATGCAGGAACAATTACAGGAAATTATCGCGTCTATGGCTACCAAAACAGTTAAGGAAATGACAATGGAAAAAATGTTTCGACAAATTGGTGATGAAGTAGTGGAATACACTGCGGCCGAATATGCACAGTATGAGATTGACAAAGCCGAAGATGTAAAAAGAGCAGAAGCAGAAGCGGTCAAGGCAACCGATAAGGCAGCGCTATTGGCCAAATTGGGCATAACTGCCGATGAAGCAAAGTTACTGCTTTCATAGTGGAACACTTGACTAAGATAATTGCTCATGAAGCCAAAATTATCTAAAGCTGCTATTCAGTTAAGAGAGCAGTTAGATGATTCCTTCCCAGATCGTGACAGGGCATCGGATGGTTGGGTCGGTGATACCCGACACGCTGCTCGCAAGTCTGATCATAATCCAGATGAGCAAGGTTGGGTTCGTGCCATTGACATTGACGCAGATTTATTCGGTGCAGGGGTCAAACCGCATATCATGCCAGACCTTGCAGATCAGCTTCGAATCAGTTGCAAGTCTAAGGCAGAAAAGCGCATTTCGTACATTATATTTAACGGCAGGATTGCGTCTCCCATCCTTAACTGGAAGTGGCGCAACTACACAGGGGCTAACAAACACCTTCACCACATGCATGTCAGCTTTAAGAAAGAAGCTGACTTACTGGGTGAGTTTTTTCAAATACCTATGTTAGGCGGAGAATAATGAATGAACTAAAGACAGCAGCAGGTTCTTGGGCTAGAGCCTTTTTAGTAGCAGTAATCTCAATGGCAGCTGCTGGGGTCACTGACCCTAAGGCTCTTATTGCAGCAGGTGTTGCTTCTATTCTGCCACCAGTGTTGCGCTTTCTTAATGCTAACGACACAGCTCTCGGCATAAAGAAGTGACGCAGCAGGACTTCTTTACTTTCTATCTAGCAACTCTCGGAGTCATTGGGGGTCTTGCTGGTTATGTGATTACTCATTTGTTGTCTGAGATTAAAAGACTCAACACACGAGTCGATGAAATCTATAACATCTTACTAGACAGGTAACATTCTGCTATGGCAAGAAAAGCAACTAAGGCTTTAGAGGATCAAGGTTACTCAGCTCTCGATGCTTACTGCATTGGAGTTTATGAGTATTTTTGCAGTCTTAAAAGGGCAGGCTTCAAAGAAGATATAGCCTTGTTTATGATTACTGAGCCTCAGTCTTATCCTGCATGGATATTGCCTGACCCTGTCGATCCAGAGAAGTTCGGCAACTACGAAGATGAGGACGATGACTAAAGCGAGATATTTAATTATCAGCGACCTTCAGATACCTTTTCATCATGAAGCAGCTGTAAAGAATCTCATTAAGTTAGTAAAGCGGGAGAAGTTTGACCTCATCTTAAATACAGGCGATGAGCTAGATATGCAGAGCCAGTCTCGCTGGGCGCAAGGTACTAAGTTGGAATGGGAAGGTACGCTAGATGCTGACAGAAGCCTTGCGCAGGATATTCTCTATGAGCTCGGCACAACAGATGTCACTCGGAGCAATCACACAGACCGCCTATACCACACACTATTACGCGCACCTAGCCTCATCGGATTACCAGAATTGGAATACGCAAAGTTTATGGACTTCGCTGGACTCGGAATCCGCTTCCATAAAAGACCATTCGAGTTTCATAAGGGATGGGTCTTAGTCCATGGGGATGAAGGATCAATGAACTCCAATGCTGGACTCACAGCTCTAGGGTTGGCTAAGAAGTTCGGCAAGTCTGTAGTCTGTGGTCACACTCACAGGGCAGGCATTAGTGCCTTCACAGAGGGCATAGGAGCCTCATACAGGACTCTTTGGGGCTTAGAGGCAGGAAATGTCATGGACAAGAAGAAAGCCTCTTATTTGAAGGCTGGGAGCGCTAATTGGCAGATGAGCGTAGCAGTCATAGAAACACATGGAGACCGCGTTAGTCCGATGCTAGTGCCTATAAATAAGGATGGGTCATTTACCCTTTATGGACGACTTTACGCTTGATGTAGTTCGCACCATTGACACGATGATTGATGAGGCAGATTTGTTACCATTTCGTTATACAAATGTCCGATAATTAGTCTGGACTCTATGCAACACTAATCCTGTAAGCCAGTCAAGGGCACTGGATGCAGATAGGTTACACAATGAGCAACAATGACAAGCTGCTAATTATATGCCTTATAGGGGCAGGTATTAGCTTTATTATATGGGCGTTACAATCCTACAAAGAAGCCTATGATCGTGGCCATCGCGATGGCTGGCACAAAGGCAGAGCAGTCAATCGAGCAGATTTCTGGCAAGAATGAAACATGCAGAGATACTTAGTTCTGCCACCGACCTTTACTCGGACAGAGGACTCGCTTACGGCCACCCAAGTGACAATATGGCTAGAGCAGCCAGACTTATTAGTGCCTACCTTGAAATGCCAGTGGAAGATTACCAAGTCGCAGTTATCTTATCGTTGGTCAAAATCGCAAGGACAATCGAAGATGGAACAAGAGTCGATTCTTGGATTGATGGAGCCAGTTATCTAGCAATCGCTGGACAACTTAAGACAGAGGAGAATGCACTCTATGTTTAACCTAGCCGATTACGAACCAGTAGAGGTGAGACTTGAAAAGTTTATTAAGGACTATCCAGATTTTCGTATTAGCACTGAGTTGGAAGTTGTGGAAGCTAGTAGATATATTGTTAAGGCATATCTCTACAAAACTAGCCAAGATAGCATCGCATGGGCGACAGGGTACGCTGAAGAAACAGTTAGCACTCGCGGGGTCAATCAGACTTCTGCATTGGAGAATTGCGAGACATCTGCTATTGGCAGAGCGCTTGCAAATGCGGGTTATGCTCCTAAAGGAAAGCGTCCTAGCAGAGAAGAAATGAGCAAGGTTGCACCTAATCATCCAGCTCTCAAAGTAGTTAAGCAAGAAGTAAAGCCTGCACCACAGGACATTAAAGAGGGTGACACTGATTACTGGACTACACCTATCGGATCATCTGTCAAGACCACACTAGCTCCAGTAACTCTGGAGACTGCAATGGCAACAGTTACAGAGATTCTGGGTACTGCTGAAGCTATGGATGCACCTAGTTGCAATCATGGCCACATGGAATGGCGTACTGGTCATTCAGCTAAGACTGGTAAAGACTGGGCTGGATTCTTCTGTGCCAGCAAGGGTCAAAGTGGTGGGATGGATAAGTGTCCAACGCATTGGTATAACCTATCGAGCAGCGGAAAATGGGAACCGCAGAAGGCGAGGGTATAATGGGGTATGCAGAGTTTCACACAGCTGACGGCTGGGTTAATGTGGAAGATGTGCCTATGATTGACACAGTCAATTGCCAACTATGCAATGAGCCAACACTAGCTTCTGACATTACGATCACTGCAAGAATTGTTGAAGGCGTAGTAGTTGCTGGCACTTGGTCTTGTAATAAGTGCAGGGCAGTCAATGGATAAGGAGACACTTCTTATGTTTTTAACTCTTGCTCTATTTATTGGCGGAGTTGCAATGGGCTACATGGCAGGATTGCCACATTAGCCAACATAGGAAGCACAGAGGGTTCCGCACAGAGCGTGTTGTAGCTGAGTACCTATCGACTCAATGGCAGGGCGCATGTGTGGGCAGGGGTAGTGGCAAGGATATTGTCAATGTACCGTTCGATGTTGAAGTCAAAGCCCGCGCTGGATTTCAACCGCTTGCGTACATAAAACAATTAAAGGCTCGGACATCTCTTTCGGGGGAATTGGGATTCGGAGTCATACGGCTAAATGGGCAGGGAGAAGATGCAGCGGAATATGCCTGCATCATCCGATTAGCTGATCTCTTGCCACTACTCATATTAAAATACGGACACTTAGATAAAGAACCTAAAGAGACTGACATCGAGCGATGCAGCTGTGGTTCATGGATGATTGGGAGATGCCTTACATGCCAGCCTACGATTACAAATGTGGAAGATGCGGATTAAAGAATGAACTGCATCATGGCTGGCACGATAAACCCACAGTTCTATGCACTTATTGCAATGAACCTATGGTTAAAGTGATTAGCCCAATAGGGGCAATCTTCAAGGGTACTGGATGGGGTAAAGATTGATTATATATGACTTCTTCTCAGGCACTGGATCAAGCACTCAGGCCTTTGAAGATGCTGGTCATACAGTCATTAAAGTAGAGTTAGATGAATACTTTGAGGCACATGAACGAGACATATTACAACTTACTGCTGAAGGGTTAATTGCTAAGTATGGTCAGCCAGACTTTATCTGGGCTTCACCGCCATGTACTAGCTTTAGTGTTGCATCTATTGGACATCATTGGAATGAAGATAAGACTCCTAAGACTGAGCAAGCGCATAACAGTATTGAATTAGTACAATTTACTCTTAATCTTATTAAGTCTCTTAATCCTAAAGCATGGCTATTAGAGAATCCTAGAGGCATGTTACGCAAGCAAGCAATCATGCAAGGGCTAGAACACAGGCAGATTACTTATTGTGCTTATGGTGATACCCGAATGAAACCAACAGACCTATGGGGGAATGTGCCTAATTGGGTTGCTAGACCAGCTTGCAAGAATGGTGCTATTTGTCATGAGGCAGCACCTAGAGGATCACAGACTGGCACTCAAGGATTAAAGGGTGCTAAAACTAGGTCAATGATTCCTTATGAATTAAGTAAAGAGTTATTAACATCTGTGGATAAGTAGGGGCAGAACTTCACTTCACGCTTAGTTAGGACACGAGTTATGCACATCATTGACACGCATGGTACGCTAACGGCGCAGAGCCTCTCAAAGGCTCACCGCAAGCCCTATCGGGGCGCAGCTTGCGGGGTGCTAGTAGCTATTGGGATAGCTCTATGCATCATGCCTGATGCAGGTAGCTCTGAACCATTGCATAATAAAGAGTACATAGACTATAAGACTTATGCGTTATATCTATTAGACTTTAATCATAAAGAACATAGATGTTTATTAAAGCTCTATGGTAAAGAATCAGCATGGAATCCGAAAGCTGTTAATGGATCACACTATGGAATACCTCAAGGACGCAGTGAGTATCTATCAAGAGTTGATGGTTATAAGCAGATACAATGGGGATTGAAGTACATCCAACATCATAGGATTTATCAAGGTAGTGTGTGTAAAGCATTAGATCATTGGAGAACTAAAGGGTGGCATTAGACAAGCTGAACTCAAGACGCTATCGAGTTCATAAGCAGCGAGTATTCAATCGAGATGGACGCATCTGTCGTTACTGTGGCAGTGATGAAGAGCCATTGCACATAGACCACATAATTCCTCGCAAGGTTGGTGGTACTCACGATCTAGATAACCTTCAAGTGCTATGCAAGCCATGCAACCTACGCAAGTCAAGCAAGGATGAGGGCGTTTTTTTAGCACAGACGGCTAC